CATGTATCCTGTGTTAGCTAAACTTGCTAGTAAGACAGTTTTTACTGATCCAAAAACTGGTGAAGAAAAAGGCAATATACAATTTAGTCCTGATAAAGGCTTAGTGGACAGAGATACTAATAAAGTAATTGCCATTGATAAAAATGACATTGCCAAAATTTTATTAGGTCCACAATTTAGTGCAAAGGATTTGTCAAGTATGACAGGTATTAGAAATGCGTTATCTAAACAACCTGAAAAGTTGTCAAAACTACCACAGCCACAAGAGCAATAAATACAGTTATGAATTTATTTGAACTTTTTTCACCCACTAAACAAGCTATTATGGAAGGCATTGACCATCCAGAAGATCTCATTATCTCACAAGGTAGTGCAGGTGCTGACAGGGTATTAAAAGATTTAGCAAGTTTGGAAAAAGATCCAAACACAGTTACAGTCAAGTGGGACGGATTCCCAGCAGTTGTGTTTGGTAGAGACAAGGGCGGAAACTTAGTGTTTATGGATAAACACATGTACGAAAAAGTAGCCTCTGGAAAAATGGACTTTATGTCTATTAAAGATTATGACGAAAGTCGTGGTGCTAATCGTACAAGTTTGATTGATCAAGAAAGTATTATACGTCCGCTATTAAGTAAAATAGTTCCTAACGTCAAAGATCAATATTGGATGGGTGACTTGATGTGGACTGGTACGCCGCCAGTTAGTAATGGCGCATTTGTGTTTAAACCAAACACTGTAGAATATCAAGTTGATATAGATCAAACTCCAGGCGTTGGAGATTCATTAAGCGATAACATTGCCAGAAGTGGGGCAGGAATTGCAGTGCATACTTTTATTCCTGGTTTAGGTCAGCCTGATCAACCACTTGTTGGACTTAAAGGTTTGCCAGAAGATGCTGGTATTACTTTCCTAGTTGGAGAGATGAAGGACAAGCCACGTGTTGCAATTAATCCTGAACTATTAAATCAAACACAACAAATAATTAATTCTAATAGAAGTGCTGTAGACAAGTTTTTTGTTGACTTAACTGCAATGAAGGGCAAGAGCGTTATAACTGCTATGGGTCCGTTCATTACACGTATGTTAGAAGACAATGACATCAAAGGTGACATTGTTCCTAGATTCTTAGAGTTTTTAGGCGAACGTTTAACTGACAGTGCTAAACAAAAAATGTTAGGCACAAATAAAGATGGTTGGCTTTACCAAGAACAGGGCGGTGCTCCTGGACTACTTGGCATTTGGACTATGTGGGCCGCAATTACTGAATTAAAATTAAACGTTAAACAACAAATTGACACACAACAGCAAGGTAGTAAAATACGTGCTGTTACTGATGGTATCAATGCACATGAAGGTTACGTGTTTGGTGCAGGTAAAGACAAATTAAAACTAGTTGATCGATTAGGATTCAGCAGAGCAAACTTTGCTAAACACAAAGTTAGTGATGAAGAAGTAGCTGAAAAAAGTAAAATGCCGCTAGCTGTTTTTTGCTTTGGTCGTATGAACCCGCCAACAATGGGACACGGACTTGTTTTAAATAAAACAGTTGAACTTGGCAAACAAAATGCATTTGTATTTTTAAGCAATAGTGTTGACCCAACAGATAATCCACTATCGCCAGCAATAAAAGCAAAATTTATTGAACAAATTTATCCTACTACTAAAGGTCATATTGTTACAGATTTTGTACAAAGTCCAATATATGCTACCAACTGGCTGTATAGTAAAGGTTATCGTAACATGGCATTTGTTGCTGGTAGTGACCGACTAGGAAAAGAAAAAGGTAGTATTGAAAAACTACTTAGTAGTTGGAACAGTGGACCAGTTAGAAGTACTGATCCAGCTGGCGCTAGAGACTTTGTAAATATGCAGTACATAAGTGCAGGAGATAGAGATCCTGACGGTGAAGGAGTTACTGGCTACAGTGGAACTAAAGCTCGTCAAGCAGTGACTGCGAACAATGAACAACAGTTTCAAAATTATACTGGAATTGGTAGCGACATTGTGGTTAACGGAAAAACGTTATACCAGTCAGTCAAAGAAGGTATGGGCATAAGAGACCAGGCACTAGCGCAACCTGCTGTTGTTAAACAACCTGCAACGCCAAATGTACAAGTAACTAAAAAGATTCCAGGAAAAGCACCAGCACAGGAGTTGGACACAATGAATGAAACTACCTTAAAAAATAAGGAAGATTTACAAGCAAAACGTAAAGCATTACAAGATATTCAGATGGATAAACATACACATAAGGATCCACAATTGAGTGCTGAATTAGCTAGACGCAAAGCATCTTTAGAGCGTGAAGCAAAGAAAAAAGGTATTGCTGAATCAATTGTTGAGTCAATTGGTATTTTAGAAGAACAACAAAATTTCTTAAGAAGACAAAAGTTAAATGAGGCACCAATTGAAATGGATCCACAAAATCCAAATGATCCAATGGTTATGCCTCCTGGACTTAATCCAGGTAAATTAAGTTATCGAAAACAACGAGCTGCCGCACAATTAGCAGATTTAGCTCGTATGGCTTCGCAGGCAAATGAAAAGAATAGTGCTATAATGTGGGATAGTATTGTTAGACATTTTCCAGAATTGGAAACAAACATTCGTAGCATACAACATGGTATGCAAGAATTAGAAAAAGTGCGTCGTGCAGGCGGCAAACGAAGCAAGGGAATTGAAAAAATATGAAAATTACACAACTTTTAGACGAAGCAAAAAAAGGTGTTAAGGCACCTAAGCATACTGTCAAACCTAGAAACTTTGTAGCTAAAAACGCTATAGCCACTACTAGTGGTGCTGGCGCACACAAGGATAAAAAGAAAGCCGCTAAACAAGGCGATGTTAAGCACAAAGGCAAAGAGCTTGCTGAAGATACTCGTGCCGAGTTAGCTTTTAAAGATTTAGATGCAGAAATATCAGGCGACAGTACCAATGTATCTGATCTAGAACAACGAGCATCAGCATTAAGAAAACAAATGCCTGTGCAAAAACCAACTCGAGTAGCTGACTTACCAGATGTTGATCAATACGAAAATGCAAAAAGATTTGGAAAATTTAATGGATCATACGGGGATTGGTTAAAAAATAAAGGCATGAAAGAAAATACATTGCAAGGTGTGGAGGAAGAAAAACAAAAAGGTGTTGATGGCAAGGCCTGTTGGAAAGGCTACAAGCGCATGGGCACCAAGAAGAAAGGTGGCAAGACAGTAGACAACTGTGTGCCTATGAATGAGAGTTTTGATCCCGAGTATGATGACGAAGCTGGTATGGCAGACAATAACCTTGAAACTTTAAAAAGAGCAGTAGAAGGTTTAGACGACATGATTAACGAAGGCGACAACTTGCCTGAATGGTGTCAAGAAAAAATTGCAGTAGCAAAAAGCATGTTAATCTCAGTTTGGGACTATATGCAAAGTGAAGAAAATAGTATGTCTGAAAATCAAAGAAATCCTGATCTAATGAGTCAAACTGATTATGATCGATATCAACAAGGTCAAATGGACCAACAAAAGCGTGACTTTAAACGTGACGAACTAGAACATGAACTTGGCCATGAAGAGCAAGGCATGTACTATGTTGTAATTGCAAAGAATGGCAAATGGGAACACACTAAAGCGCAGCCTAGACAAGAAGGAATGAATGCCGCACAAAGAATTATTAATGCGTTACATTCAAAATATCCTAGTATGCACTTGGGCATGGTTGGTCCAGACGNNACGGCAAAGTATATAATAAAGTTAAGGGCAAATAAAAATGGATAAGCTACCACTAGCATTAAAAACGGCATTTGCAAGTGAATATTCATTTGCCTTAAAAGCACAAAATTTCCATTGGAATGTAGAGGGCATGTTCTTTACACAGTTTCATGATTTGTTTGGTGACATTTATACTGAAGTTTATGGAAACATTGATGCGTTTGCAGAAAATATTAGAAAAGCAAGAGCATACACCCCAGCAAGTTTAACACGCTTTAGTATGTTAAGTGTTATTCAAGATGAAACAGAAATATTAGAAGCACCAGAGATGTGTGCAGAACTTTTATCAGATTCTGATAAGATGGCTGAAATTCATAGATTAACTTTCCAGTTGTCTGAAGAAGCAGGTGAACACGGTCTTAGTGATTTTTTAGCTGGAAGACAAGATGCCTTCCGCAAACACTCTTGGATGTTAAGAGCCACATTGAAATGAAGATCAAAGAATTATTAGAACATAAACAAACGCATGAAACAATATAGAATTACTACTGATAATATTGTTAATGACAGTCCTGATGATTGTTATTTAGATCCTACTGACCCTTTGAATGAGATAAAGGCTCTACAATATCTTGGTGGTATCAATTCGTTAAATAGACTACAAGAGTACAAAGGTATGCAAGGTAGTAATATTAGTGCAACTGGCTCAGAGAAGGGAAGGCTACAGCGAGAAAACAATATTAAACCAGGAACTCCTGAATGGTTTAAATTGTGGTTTAGTTTACCGTATATGACTGGCGAGAGGCCTATTGAAAAATGAAAATAAGAGATTTATTAGAGTTATCAAAATCTAGTCCACTAGGCAAATTCATTGATAAAGTAGATACAGATTATTCTGTAGGGGCAACCACAGATAAGATTGGCAATGCAATTTCTAACGTTTTTAAAAATTATTCTAATGATAAAACAGATGCACCTACTAAAAGTGAAGTTCCTGTAACAGTAGCAAAACCTGCATCAAGTTCAACTGCTGTAAGTTCTGAAGTTGTTGCTCAAGAATTAGATAGACAAGGAATCACTGACCCAAATTTAAGAAAATCAATTATGGGGAAATTTGGTCAAGAATCAGGCGGAAACACTAGAGTCACTGAAATTCCTTATAAGAATACAAGTAATGATATTATTAGATTAAGATTACCGCAACTTAGAAGTATGAGTGATAATGAATTAAATGATTTAAAACAAGATACAGAAAAATTTTTTAATAGGGCGTATGGTTATAAAGGTAATTCGTTAAACAATACCGAACCAGGTGATGGTTACAAATACAGGGGCCGTGGTCTAACTGGTATCACTGGTAAAGTAAATTACCAAAGAGCTGATGATGCATTAGGTTTAAAAGGCGAGCTAGTTAAAAATCCTGATCTACTATTAGATCCAGAAATTGATAAAAGAGCTTCTGTTTGGTTTTATAAGGCAGCTGGCGCGGATAAAGTAACTTTTGCCAATCAAGAAGATGCTAATAAGTGGGCTATACACAAGGCTGGTGGGAACATGTATGCTCCTGGCACTGAGTTAGGAAATATCGCATTAAATGATTTGAATAAAAGAACGGCCGTAATTGGTGCGGTAGCTGCCACTGGGATTGTGGCAGGTCCAACTTTAGTAAGAAAAGCAGACACTGTAATAGATAGGGTTAAAAATCTCTTAGGCAAAACAGCCGACAGTGCTAAATCAGTTGTAGGACAAACAGTAAACACTGCCAGAAATACTGCTATAGCAACTGCATTGGGTTCAGGATCTAGCAGTGGAAGTGGTGGAGGCTTTTATGGCGGAAGTGGATCAGCTCCAGAAGAACAAGAAGTGACATTAATAATTAATGGCAAACGTAAAAAATTTAAAAATAAAAGAGAAGCAAAAATTGCAATGGACATTGCAAGATCACAAGGGATAGATGCAAGATATGGGTAAGCCAGAAGTTTATTTAGATATGGACGGAGTTATTGCAGACTTTTTTACAGAGTATGCTAAACTTGCGGGCATTGAATCAGGGAACTACAGAGATATTCCACCAGCAAAAACAGATCCTACATTAAACAAAATGATAGGTACAGACTTCTTTGCACGTCTACCAAAATGCAGAAATGCAGATGCACTAGTAGACTTAATAGTAAAAACATTTGGTACTTATAATATTTGTTCAAGTCCTCTGCGTGGTGATCATGCAAACAGTGAAAAACAAAAAAAGATTTGGCTTGGCAACAATCTAAAATACCAACCTAAAGATGTTGTAATTACACCAAACAAAGCCAAATGGGCCAAACAAACAGATGGAACTCCTAACATTTTAATTGATGATAGAGGAAGTAACATTAGTTCATGGGAAGCCGCTGGTGGTATTGGTATCAAATATCAAGCAGACGAAGACAACTTACAAGTAATTGTACAAGGTATTAAAAGAGCATTTTCTGTTATAAAAGGTGAAGAGAAACACGACCCTCAAAAGTTAAAAAGTTTAGATCGTAGTAATGGTAATTTAATTGCTACTAGTGGTGATAAAGACGCCCATTAAGGACATCATATGAAAATTCAAGAAATTATCACAGAAACTGCTACAGCTGGATCAACAAGTACTAGTAATATTGCTAGTACTGGAAACAGTCCACACGTTGCAGTTGGAAGCCCTGCAGTGATTAAACGATGGGGCGGAAGTCCTGGTAAAATGGGTAAAAGTCCAGAACCAGCTAAAACTAAGTCTCAAGACGCCGATGATAACCCTGTCACTAACCCAAGTGTCGGTAATAACCTAGTTGCATAAATATAGTATTGGAGAACAAAATGCCTTTTAAATCAGCTAAACAGAAAAAAACAATAGATGCGGCAGCACATAATCCTGCTTTTGCAAAAAAAGTAGGAATTAAGACCGGTGATGCCAAAAAAATGTCTGCACATGGTAAGGGTCAAACTAAGTTTGAAGAAGCCAAAGATACTGTAGAAAAAGATGAAAAAGGCAACGTTAAATCATGGAAGCACGAAGGCGACTGGAAAAAAGCTGATAACAAACAAGGACGTGGAAAAGTGACTAATTTAAGCGACAAGGCTCGTAGACAAACAGCAAAGATGAGCAAGGCTGAAACTGAAATGGCTGAAGCATTTGAACAAGCATTAGAAGGTGCTGGATCTCCAACAGTTACGCATGGTCCAAACAAAGGCAAAAAATGGAGTCCAGAAACTCCAGGGCCAACAAACCCAAGTTATAAAAGTATAGACAAAGGCATCCCTAGTCCACCAGATGGTGCAACTGCTCCTCCTCCTGGTTACAAGCCTCCAAAGCCTAGCAAACGTGCAGAAGTTACACCTACAAGTGACAGTGACGACACAGCCATGACAGCAGAAAGTTCTTCTAAGAAAGTAATGAAGAAGTTACGTGCTAAACACATGATGGAGTCAATTAAAGTGTTAGGAGAATTAATTGCAGAAGCTAAAAAATCTGCAAAAAAGAAAAGTACTAAAGTAAAAGAAGATCCTAACGAAGGTAATGCATTTGGTAAAGCAGTGCAAGATGCTAAAAAAGACGGCATACAAAAAGGTGAAAAAGTCAAAGTTGGTGGTAAAGAATATCCAGTAAAAGAAGCTGCCAATGAAAAATGCAATCATACACCAAAAGGTAAAAAGTGCCCAGTACACGGTTTGAAAGAGTGTGGTTCAATGTATGAAGGCAATGACGGTAACTTGGCCAATAATGAAACATTTATGCCTGTAAACAAGGAAAAGCCACAAGGACCAGTTGATAAGGCAATTGGTAATGTGACCAAGGCAGTTGGTGGTGCAATTAAAACTGTTGCAGACAAAGTAAAAGGTGCAACTGGAGACACTGACGTAAAAACAGACGAGTCATATACTGTCAATGGTAAGAAAGTGTCCAAAGCTGCCTATGATAAAGAAATGAAAAAAGCTGGCAAAGGTAAAGAAAAAGTTAAAGAAGGTTGGACACACGATACACTAGCCGCAAGATTATTTGAAAGTGGTGACGAGTATATGGTTTCATTACATAACAGATTAAGCCAAAAAATAAAAGGTTAATCCACTAATACTAACAGGGCACAAGTTGCCCTGTTCTTACGACTGACTCTTGACTTCTTTATAAATGATAGTATAATTGTATATTATTTAGGAGATAACATGTCTAAAGTATTTGGTGCGCCAGAACAGGCTAAACTAAAACAACTAGTAAAAGATGGTTGGCAAGTAATGGATGAAATTAAAAGTCTACAGGAAGGATTGAACGACACAATCAAAGCCGTAGCTGAAGAACTTGATGTTAAACCAAGTGTAATTAAAAAAGCTATACGTACAGCAATGAAAGACGATTGGGAACAAACTGCTAAAGACTTCAGTGATTTAGAAGACATTGTTCATACAACAGGTCATGCTGGTCCATGGAATCAAAACACAACAACAACACCTAAACCACAAGCGCAAGTAATAGATGATACAGACGATTTTGCACCATTCTAAAAACGCCAAAGAGTGGATTAAGGCCGATTGGGATGCCAATCCTTGGCGATTAACAGCAGAAACATATAACGCATTCACAGCGTTAGCTACTGCTATCATTTTTGCCTTTTTGGCTCCTGATGTGCCTTACGGTATAACATATCCATTATGGTTAAGCGGAACATTTTTAATGATATTCTGCGGTATAAGCCGAGGAAGT